TGACGGCATTAATTTACGCTTCATATCAAGTCGTGAAGCGCATAAGATAACTTTTGACAAGTCGTTCAGTACAGCGCACGCCAAAGGGGCAATGACGTAAGTCGTTCGGTTCGATTCCGTAGTGCGCACTAAAACAACACCACACATGAAATTCAATACTGAAATCATCATCACATCACCGCTGACAGGCGAAAAAAGCAAGTGGCAAGGCCCACAGATTGAGGCTGACGATTTTCAACAGGCAGAAAAAGCCGCGTTCGCTTCTGTTATATACGTCACAGGGGAGAACGTACCGCGTGAGGCGCTGTCAGTTCAAATGCAGCCGCCGAGATCGTTGGCGTTCCGCGTTCCATCCAAAACAAGTTACTTTGACATTGCTGTTCAAAAGATATGTGAACACCTTGAGCATATAACAATTGACATGGAAGACGAAAAGATTGTTTCAATACTTAAAGCAATTGGTTACGAAGTATTCAGCCCATCAGATCCTGAAACAATCCGAATGAAAAACGAAAACCTGTTTCATCCTGATTTCGTTTATAAGTTGGATGAAGCCGAGGCAATCGGTGGCGTGGTAATATCGTACCTTCCTGAAGTGTAGTAATGCCGACGGTCAACAAAACATCGAAGCCTGCACCTTGGAAGCCAAAGCGCGAACCATTCGAGAACAAGGAGGGTAGAGCGTGGCGGGAAGCGCTGTACAATAGTTGGAGATGGCGCAAGATGGCGAAGGCAGAGATACTGAATGAGCCGCAATGTGCAGAGTGCGCACGGCATGGAATAGTGACGACTGAGAACCTTCAACGTGACCATGTGAATGGGTTTAACGATGAGTATGGGTTTTGGTTCGGTGAACGACAAACGCTTTGCAGGTGGCACAATACGCAGAAGGCAGGAAAGGAAGGGAATAAGGCGAAAAACGCCAAAAAATAAACAAAATAGGGGGGTGTACCTAAAGTTTTAGGGGGCTCCTCTCAACATCGCGCTGCCATTCGCGCATACGCGACGGCAAAAGCGTCAAAATTTAGACCATGACAGGACGACCACCTAAATCACAGGAACAGCATAAAGCTGAAGGCACATACAGGCCCGACCGGCACGGAAGCCGCATTGAATCGGCAGCTAAAACAGTTTCACATTTACCGGCTCCTGACTACTTCCAAGGTGCGCACCTTGAAAAGTGGAACGAGGTAGTTAACCATCTTCAGGACTTCGGCATATTAGCCGAACAGGACGCTGATTCAATCGAAACGTATGTGTCCGCAATCATCATTCAGAAAATTGCCTACGTTTCAATAGTAAATGACGGCCTGAATCCCGGCGGTTCGCCGAATCCGAATTTGAAAACATACAAAATGATGGAAGACATCATTAAGCCTCTCCGTGAACAATTCGGATTTACACCCCGCGCAAGGCAGGGAATCCATGTGAAAAAGGTAGAAAAGAAGGTAGATCCGATACTTGAAATACTGACACCGAAGCGCAAGGCAATATGATTGAACTGTACAGTCAATACATGAACAACGTCGTATCCGGTAAAGCTGCCGTGTGCGAAAACGTGCGCATGGCTGTACAGCGGCAATTGAACGACCTGAAGCGACAGAATACGCCGGATTTTCAATACTACTTCGATGAGGACGAAGCGGAGCGATGGTTGCGCTTTATTTCAATCCTTCGCCACACATCAGGCAATTGGAAGGGCCAACGGTTTAATGTGCAGGATTTTCAGGCGTTCCGGTGGGCTTGTATATTCGGATGGCAGCGGACGGACGGGAAGGGTCGCCGCTTCCGGCGGGCATTCGTAGAGGTGGCACGAAAGCAGGGAAAAACAGAAGAAGCCGCTGCAATCATGTTGGGCGGTTTGTTAATTGATGGTGAAAATGGCGCACAGATATTCAGCGCCGCAACGACACGGCATCAGGCAAAGATTGTGTACAACGCCGCAAAGTTGATGGCCCGCGAACTTCGAAATGATAGCGAGGTCATCAGGGATGAACTTGAAATCAGAGCGCACCGGATAATCAGCAGTCGCACAGATAGTTTTATGGAGGCGCTGAGCGCCGAAGCCGGAACGCTTGACGGACTTTCGCCGCACATTGCCGTCATTGACGAATTTCATGCACACCCGACTAATGAGGTCCTGAAGGTGCTTGAAACAGGACAAGGAGCGCGGTCTAATCCGCTTTCGTATATCATTACAACTTCAGGGTTTAACTTTGAATCGCCCTGGTTCCATTTGCGCCAAAACTGCATTGATATTTTGCGCGGCCTAAAAACGGACGAAACTTTTTTCGGGGTTATCTACACCCTTGACGAAGGCGACGACTGGAACGACCGCTCAACGTGGGTTAAAGCAAATCCGCAAATCGGCATTACCCCGTCGTGGGAGTTTATGGAATCAGAATACACCAAAGCGGTTAATGAAGGCGGCAGGTCTGAAGTTGAGTTCAAGACAAAGAATCTGAATATACCCTGTGGTGTTGCCGAGGTGTGGATACAGGACGAAGTTTGGCAGAAATGCCCGAACAGTTACGATTTACAAGCGCTAAAAGGCCGTGCGTGTTTCGCCGGTATTGACTTTGCCGCAACGTCTGACTTTACCGCGTGCGTTCTGCTTTTCCCTTCCGAAAATGAAGGCGAACCGCATATACTACTACCGTTTTTCTACATACCTGAAGAAACCGCGAAAATGCGGAGCCGCGAATTTCCTGATGTGTTGCGATGGATTAACAGCGGACTGCTAACGATTACACCCGGCAACGTCACGGATTATGACTACCTGATAGCAGACCTGCACCGATTACGGGGCGAGTACGATATACAGGCGATAGGTTACGACCCGTATAACGCATTTCAGACGGTAGCGCGGCTTGAAGCTGACGGGTTCCCGATGGACAAATTTGCACAGGGAATCATGAATATGTCAGCACCGACAAAGGAATTTGAGCGCCTTGTAAAGCAGGGCATGATAAATCACGGCGGGAATCCAATTATGCGGTGGATGTTGTCAAATGTTCAGCCGTACTACGATCAAAATGAAAACCTGAAAATCAGAAAGAAGAAAAACAGCCTAAATCTGAAAATTGACGGCATTATTGCGTCTGTCATCGCACTCGGTGAATACATTAAGAATCCAGTTGAAACCTATTCAGGCGGTATCTACTTTGTATGAATCACAGGCGATACCATCACCCGCGCACGTTCGCAGATTTTTACGCTGAATTCCTGATAAGATTGACAGAATGCCGAACTTGTAAAGATGCTTACTTCAGGACAGAGCGATCAAGTGTCGAAGAGTACAACAGGCCGAAATTCGTAACTTACAACGCCTTCAAGATGGCAAAATGTCGCCACCTAAAACGAATTAGGAATGAAAAACAAGAGCGCCGGAACAGGCTAAAAAAATAGCAGTTATTTCCATTTTGGAAACTACTCCAATTTTTCGATGAGTTCAATTTTTCACGCAATAAAACACTAAATGCAATGAGTAACAAAATCAAAAAAATGACCAGTAAAACACCAGATGCGGATAGATATGAAATATACCTGCCGAAAGGTATTCAAGTAATGTGTGATAATGAAACAGGACTAACTATTATAATCCCAAACGAAGCGGAATCGGAAGCAGCCAAAATAATAGAAAATTCGATTACATCTATAGTTAAATCATACAAGATACCTGAAAAACCAAAAGTAGAAATGCTAATGTTAGTCAAGTCACTTATAAGGGTGCTGGAAAATTCAAACAAAATAAAGGAGCTCACCAACCCGCCGGAATAACCGACAAGTTCAACACACAATTTTTCACGCAATAAAACACACAACACAATGAGCAATTCAATGATTCTCAATAAACCAACAACAGAGGCGGTGACTAAAGCCGCCAAAGAAATCACCTATAAATATATAATTGAAGGAAACGTCAAGGACGCTGCCGAAATAAACGAGGCTGCATTAATTGTAGCAGAGGACGCCATAACCGAACTGCATAAAATAGTTATCGCATTGCCGAAATCAGATTATGAGTCTATAATGGATTTGGTTGCAAAAATAGCGGCTGCCACATATTTGACAGGAGTAGCTGAGTTGATTAAGAATAGGCAGGAATACAAAGATAGTGAAGCCGCGAACAAACACCAAACTCTTTAGGTAGAGGCATTCCGAGCGACCGATAGCTAACTAAAAAAGAATAACAACTATTTCCAAAATGGAAACACTTGGCCCGGCAATTTGTCGGGCTTTTTTATTCAGGTAACAAAAAATCGTTTAGCGCGCTACGAATTACGGCAATTTTGTGCCACAAACAAGCGCATGAGTATCTTAGATAACATCAAGGCTGTTTTCACCCCAAAAAACCAAAGGTCCAACTTATTAGGTACGCCTGAATGGTCATGGGGATGGTTCGGCGCTCGTCCGACTAAATCAGGCGTAGCAGTGAACGGTGAAACCGCTTTAGCGCACGCCGGAGTTTTTACCTGTGCAAAAATCCTGTCTGAATCAATTGCATCGCTTCCGGTCGGCCTGTACACGTCTGACAATGGCCAAATACTGCAATTGACCGGCGACATTCGCAACTACCTGATTTCACAGGAGCCGCACGACCTTTACACGTCTTACGATTTTCGCGCTACTGCAATGGTCCACCTTGCCCTGCATGGTAATTTCTATGCAGACATCATCAGGGATGGCAACCGTAGGCCTAAAGCGCTCCGCATTATCGAAAATCCTAACTGGGTAATTCCTGAACTCGATTTGAACGGTAATTTGTGGTACAGAGTTTATGACTACAAAGTGAACGGGCAAATGCGGGAACGTGAAACGCCTGTCAGACCGCGTGACATTATCCACATAAAGGGGATGTCAACCGATGGACTTGTCGGAAAGTCACCTATCAGTATATTCCGCGAAAACATCGGACTTGGTATTGCCACAACTGAAACGCAGGCGGCGCTTTGGAAGAACGGCGCGTTTATGTCAGGCTACATAAAGCACCCAGGTAAATTGTCGCCCGATCAACAGCAGAATCTTTCACAGGCATGGCAAGCACGATATACCGGCCGCGAAAATGCCGGAAAAACACCTATCCTTGACGGCGGCCTTGAATTCGTGCCATTAATGATGAAACCGGCGGATGCTCTGTTCATCGAAACCGCGAAACTTTCACTTCAGGACATTTTCAGGATTTACCGGATTCCGATGCACATGGGCGGACTGTTAGACCGTGCCACCAACAACAACATCGAGCATCAGTCGCTTGAATTCGTGCGTGACACGCTTCGCCCTATCCTGAAGAATTGGGAAAACGAACTTGACCGAAAGCTACTTTTTGAGAACGAAAAAATGCGGCTGTTTTTCCGTTTCAATGTGGATGCAATGCTGAGGGGCGACACGCAAAGCCGTGCGGAATACTATCAGCGTGCGCTTGGCTCTGTCAGTTCGCCCGGATGGATGACACCTAACGAGATCCGCGTACTTGAAAACCTGAATCCAATTGCAGACGCAGATACAATCTACAACCCTGCAATGAACAATATCACGCCGGACGTAGCGCCGGATAACTCCACAGACGCAAATGCAACAACAGGAACAGCGCAAACAGGCGAATAATACCGAACTGCGTTCATGTGTGGGCGCTATTGAGTTAAGGCAATCTGAAAGCGGAAAAGATACCGTTTTTGGGTATGCCTTGAAATTTGGCGTGCCTTACGATATGGGATGGTTCACAGAAGAGATACAACGCGGCGCTTTGGATGGCGCTGACTTGTCAGATGTGCGGATACTCTTCAATCACGACCAAAATTTGATTTTAGGGCGCACGAAAGCCGGAACCGCAAAAGTAGGCATTGACGAAGTCGGAATGTGGTACATGGCCGAACTCCCTGACAGCCCGACCGGCCAAAACGTAAAAGAAGCATTGAGGCGCGGCGACGTTGACCAAAGTTCCTGGGCCTTCTCAATAACAATGAACAACGGGAAGCCTCGCGGTGACGCATGGTCAACGATTGACGGTAGGGATCACCGAATAATCACATCGGTATCTACTGTTTATGACGCATCACCCGTAACCTATCCGGCCAATCCTGATACAACAGCCGCGAAGCGGTCAAAGGAAATCAGGGGCGAAGATTACGGCGAAGAGATGGAGCCGAAAGCGGAAATGATTGATGTGCTGACTGAGTTAATCGGTGAACTGAATGAGATGGCAGGAAAGTACAAAGAGTGTGCCGACAAACTGACAATGATAGCGTCTGTTAATCCTGAACTGTCCGCAATTGCCACAGATACGGCGGCAATGGTGGTACAAAAGCATGACGACGCTGTTTCATTCATCAATGAAATTGCAACCACAATTACACGAGTAAACACGCCGGACGTTCAAACGAACAGCGCCGGACTTGACGCTACATATCAACTGCTAATCCGCGCACTTGACCGGAAGGCAGATATTTTCAACCAAAAATAAATCAACATGGTTACTGGAATCCAGTCACTCTACGATTCACGGGCGCGGATAGTCGAACAGATGAAATCCATTGCGCTGAATGCCGCCAAAGAAGGCCGCGCAATGTCCGCTGAAGAAAATCAAACGTGGTCTAAAATGGAGGCTGATGAAGCCGCATTGACCGCCACCATTCAAGCGAACGAAAAGGCTGAACAACTTGAAGCCCGCGCAGCCGCACAGCACTTCGCCGGACGCGAAAATGTCAATCCGAATGCCGACAAAGGCGAAGAAAACGCATATCGCAGCGCCTTCATGCAGGTAATGCGTTCAGGTGTTCGCGATCTCGACAAGGAGCAACGCGCACTCATTGAAAAGCGCGGAACAAACACGCAAATCGTCGGAACGGACAGCCTCGGCGGTTATTTGGTTCCTGATGAATGGATGCCCGGCATTGAATCATACCTGAAGGACTATTCGGGTATTTACGAAGCCGCAACCATCAAACGCAGCCCGACCGGAGCGTCACAGTATTACGCTGTGAACGACGACACATCAACCATCGCTGTGCAGGTTGGCGAAGCATCTACATTCACGGTTCAGGACTTCACTTTCTCACAGGTGCAGATGGATGCTTACAAGTTTGGCACGGTTGTAAAAGAATCTTATGAGATTCTTCAGGACAACGATTACCAACTTGAAGCGTGGTTCATGGAACAGTTCGGCGCTCGCTTTGGCCGTTCAATCAACAACAAATGCACCATCGGCAATGGCTCTGCTACGCCTAACGGTGTAGTAACGGCCTCGACGCTCGGTAAAACAGCCGCTTCCGCAACTGCCTTCACCTACCTTGAATTGCTTGATCTGAAGCACAGCATCGAACCGGCATACCGTCGTTCTCAAAAGTTCGGATTTATGATGAACGACGCTGTTCTGCTGGCTGTTAAAAAACTGGTTGACAGTCAGAACCGTCCGTTGTGGTTGCCTTCATACGTTCAAGGAGCGCCGGACACTATTGACGGAACGCGCTACTGGATTAACCAAGATATGGATTCATCCATCAACGCATCCTCAAAACTGATTCTCGCCGGCGACTTCAGCAAATACTACATCCGCATTTCCGGCGGTATGCAGGTGAAGCGCCTCGACGAACTGTTTGCAATGGATGGCGTTGTTGGTTGGCAGGCATGGATGAGATTCGACGGCGAATGCGTCAATACATCCGCAATCAAGCACCTGATTACAGCGGCATCTTAGTCATGAAAATCAGGATACTTCAATCAATTGTAGGCAATGACCCAACGACCGGACAGTCATTCAGTTTTGGCCCGGATGCTGAAGTTGAGGTATCAGATGCGCTTGCAAAAGACTTGGTTCGTGCGAACTATGCAATTGCGCTTGAAACGCAAAAGATTGAACGCGCTACATCGCCAACAGTCAACAAGGAAATCAGACGAAAATGACCAATGACGCACAGGAATTAGATTTACGCCCCGGTTACGTGGCAATGAAGTGGTATCGTTCGCGGACAATACCTTTCACCGTGACCGCCGTAGATTCAACCGGAACAGCAATTAACCTGACAGGTGCATCCGCATCAATGCAGATTAAAAACGCGTCCGGTACTGTGCTGATGACACTTTCGACTACAACAGGACAAGGCATTGTACTGACTAACGCAGCTTCCGGGATAATGACAATTAGCCCGGAAGCGGTTGGTACAAGCGTTCTGCCCTTAGACAACGTACTTTCGATGGACTTGAAAGTTACACTTTCCACAGGCGTAGTATATGTGTTCTTTCGCGGGCATATCACGTTAATTGACAAAATAACTGCATAATGTCAGATATTCAAGTAACATTATCGCCCGCAAATATTACCGTTCAATTTCCGGTCAGTCAGCCCGGCGCGGGAGTGCCTGAAGGCGGTACAGCCGGACAGATAATCGTGAAGGATTCATCAGTTGACTTTCACACGTCATGGCGAACTTTGGCGCAATTCCTGAATAATTACAGCCATACGTTGCCGCAATACGACAGCGATGAATCAGCAGTCACAGGCGGCCTAACGGTCGGTGATTTCTACATAACATCGGCAAATCACGTTGCACTCCCTGGAGGGGTGCTAAAACGACTACAATAACACACACCATGAAACGGAGGCTTTTACTTTTCTTCATTCTTTTCAGTTCCTTTGCGTTCGCTCAGAACAATATATACCGTTCAGGCGGCATCACGCAAACCATTGGAGCGCCTACATTCACGCCCGGCGCTTCCGGCAATGTGGTGGCAATTGATACGGTCACAGGTGAATGGTATGTAAATCCAAACCGCCTTTCCGGCGCTTCATGGATTTCAGCAGGTTACCGACTGACAAATATTTCCGGTTCCGTACCACCTGCCTACACACCAACAGCGCACCAATCACACTTTGTCGTCAATGCTGCCAATCAGCTGTATTATTGGAATGGTTCCGCGTGGCAGAGTGTTGGCGGTGGTGGCGGCTCCACAGATGCACTACGTTTAAAATTCATCGTAGTTAACAAGTCCGGCGGCACAATCAATAAGGGTGAAGTTGTGTACGTTTCAGGCGCTCAAGGTAACAGGGTAGCCGTAAAAAAGGCGCTCGCGTCGCAAGATAGCCTAAGCGCGAATACGCTTGGCGTGATTGATGAAACGGTTGCAAATAACGGCGAAGGTTACTGCGTTGCCGAAGGTCTTATTTCAGGTATCAACACATCCGCATTCACCGAAGGCGCGGCGCTGTACCTATCACCGACAACGGAAGGAGGCATAACGCAAACAAAAACCACAGCGCCCGATCATTTGGTTTTAATCGGATATTGTGTAAAAAGCAATGCCGGAAGCGGTGAAATATCCGTGCATATCCAAAACGGTTACGAATTAGGCGAACTGCATGACGTGTATGTACCATCACCGACAAACGGACAGGTATTAACCTACAATACCACCAATACACGTTGGCAGGCCGCAACGGTCGCAGACCAAAGCGCAACGAACGAACTGCAAACAATAGACACATTTTCCCTGTCAGGCCAAACGCTATCTGCGTCACTATCATCAGACGCACAGCCTGCTAAAACCGTCACACTTCCCGTCACAAACGTCACAGCAGGCACAGGAATATCAGTCAGCAGCGCAACGGGAAACTACACGGTCACAAACAGCGCACCCGACCAAACGGTTTCAATCGCGAACGGCGGGGGTATAGGCGTAACGGGTAGTTATCCGTCATTCACGCTGACGGCAACAGACCAATCAATAACGAATGAAATACAGCGCCTCGATACCTTCAGCCTGTCCGGCCAAACGCTAAGGGCATCACTATTGAATGATGGTGTGGCGGCATCGTCTGTCACGCTGCCAATTGTTGATGTAGTTGCAGGTACGAACGTGACGGTGAGTAAAAGTAACGGTGTGGCGACTGTGAGCGCGACAGGTGGCGGCGGTGGCGGCACTCCAGCGGGCAGCGCGGGGCAGGTTCAGTTTAACTCTACGCCTGCGGGTTCGTTCGATGCTTCGGCTAATTTGGCGTGGGATAATTCTAACGTTCGGTTAAATATCGGCGCTCCGAGTTCGCCGACGGGCAGGCTGAATGTAAAGGGTAGCGGAACATTAACCACTGTTAACACAAGGCTGACTAATAGCGGAGATACCGAACTTGTAAAAGTGCTGGATAATGGAAATACGAATATAGGGACTGGGTTTAATTGGGATAATTCAAATTCAAGACTTGGAGTAGGCACTTCAACACCTGGCACGATAGCAGCCTGGAGGGGAGTGACCGTTGCGCACTCTTTTTTTTCTACAGGGTTAACTACAGCAATCCCGTTTACGGGCGTTGCCCCTTGGGCAAGTGCTGAATATATTGGCGCAGTTGGTCAGGCGTTTTCTTCGTCTGGTGGGCTTGTATTGCAAGGATTCACAAGTACTAACACCAGGGCGTTCACTTTTCAAGGCAATGTTGGTAGTACATCGCCCACTGTTCCGGCTATTGAATTTCAGGGCTTTAAATCTGACGGCAGTACTGGCAGGGCAAGTATGTCAGGCGCGGAAATAATAGCTAACTTTACGACGAGCCTTACCGCTGGCGTAGGCATAGCTATGGGGGTTAGAGCGAATGCTACGGTAAACATAGGCGGGGATTTTACGCCGTCCGCCACTGTTCACGTTCGCGGCTCCAACACCTCCAGCGGCACAAACGCGCTGCTTATCCAAAACAGCACGCCGTCGGACATTTACAAAATTGAGAATAACGGCAAGATTTCCTACCTCGCAAACGCCATATCAGGCACAACCGGAAACCAAACAATCAACACACCTTCCGGCAACGTGAACTTTGCGGCGGGAGCCACGGCGCTAACTGTCACTAATTCGCTTTGCACCACATCTTCACTGGTATTCGCAACTATCCGCACAAATGATGCAACAGCGATAATAAAAAACGTGGTTCCGGCTGCTGGTTCATTCACTATTAACCTTGATGCGGGTGCTACAGGTGTAACGTCGGTCGGGTTTTTCATTATCAACTAAAACATCACAACATGAAACATATTCTTTCAATTTTCATCGCATTTTTCGCCTTCCAACTTTCGGCGCAAATGGTCGTAATTGATACGACATACATCAGCAACACAGCAGGAAAATATTACAAAATACATCGTATTGTGTACGACAATGGCGCATACGCGGAGGACGCACAATTAGCAGGTGACAGCCTGCAATTGTATCAAAACGGAAAAAACTTCATTGCAGACAGGGCATCAATGTTCGCAGGAACAATCGCAACTACATACGATTTTTCACAGCGCATCACCGCCATATTTCGCGAATCAGACCGCATACAATCATTAACAGGCCGTAATCCTGTTGACAGCCTAAGAGCAGATAACGAATCGCTTTGGTTGGGTACATGGAATATGCGCGGCGACACGCAACAGACCATCGTCATCAGCAAGATTGCCACAGGCGCGTATCGGTGGCGTATAGGTACAGGAACGCTGCGTGTGGCGCAACCAATTGCCAATACCGTCATCAGGCTGAATAATTATCCGACAAGCGGGAAATTCACCGACTTTTTCAGGATTTCAGGCGACCGGTATATTCAGGCCGATGGTAAGCGGTGGTTAATTAAGCAGACAACAGCCAACAAGTAACATGGAATACAGATACGGGAGATATTACACGGGTCATACCATCACCGCCGAAAGTGCGGAACTTCCCGTATCGTTAGAGGCGGTGCGGATGCAACTTCGCATGGATGACCTTCGGCATGATGACGAATATTTGATAATGCAGATCAAGGCGCAATGTTCGCTAATTGAAAGACAGTATCAATGCGCACTACTGAATAAAACAGTAGTTGAACACCACAGCCGATTCCCGCAATATTCAACCGATACGCTGTTTGTGTCGGGTGTTGGCCCTGTCAATTCAATTACATCAATTCAGTATTACGACGACGGCAACACGCTGCAAACGTGGGCATCAACTGAATGGAATTTTACCGCTTCATCCGGCGGCGCAAACATCACCCTAAAGCCGGATTACTCATGGCCTACCAACTTGGCTAACAGGCCGGACGCTGTGGTTGTGACATATTCAGCCGGTTACGGTTCCGGCCCGTCATCATTGCCGCCAAATATCACCGCAGGCATTCTTTCACGAATTGCGCGGGCATACACGAATAGAGAAGACAGCCGCGAAGAAGGCATGTCAATGTCAGACGTATTGTTGCAGCCTCTAAAACGGTGGATATAATGGCGAAGCAAACGCAAATCGGAGAACGCAGATGGCGCATCAGGGTTGAACAACCAGTTTCCACCAGGGGCGCATTCGGTCAGGAACTGATAACGTGGGAAAAGAACTGCGAAGTGTGGGCTAAGGTATCGTATCGTCAAGGCGGCAGCAAGGAAGATATGATGAATGACCAACCAATATCACAGACTGCCGTCATTTTCGACATTGCGTACCGTGACACGCTAACCGAAAAAATGCGTATTGTGTTCGATTCTGAATATTACGACATCCTGTATTTTCAGAAACCGGACTACAAGGCATCAGTTTTAATTTTTACACAGAAACAAGCGTAAAACAGCATGAACGCAGGGAAATACATCTACGCTAAATTATCAGCAACAAGCGCCGTCACGGCACTTGTTGGTAGCCGGATATACCCTATTTTCATCGCACAAGAAGCGGCGCTTCCTGCCATTGCGTACACGGTGGACAACAGGCCAACGGACGCAATGAAGGACAAGAAAGCCGATCACGACACGTCAATAGTTACGTTTTCATTTTGGGCGGACGCGGCACAAGGCCAAAACGCATATCAGGCTATTGAGGATATTGACGCAGCGGTACGCACGGCGCTTGATTTCGTAACCGGAAGCGCCGGTGGCGTAACGGTAGAGGCGTGCAAATATCTCAGTTCGGTGGATGGAATGGACGCGGACAGCATGACGTTAAGTCGGACGGCAACATATCAATTCATTACACGCAATTGATATGGCGACCACACAGCAGGAAATAAACGCTATCATCAGCAATTTAAAAGCGCTAAACTCACAGATTGCAAAAACAATCAAGTCAGACCTTAAAGGCCCTGCTGATTTTTTAGCGTCCGCAATAAAAGGAAGAACACCAATCGGAGCGCGTGTGCATAAGCGTTACAAGTCGGGCAAAAGTATGTTATTCAAGCGAATGCCGAAAGGCAGCGGAGTGGTAGTGGCTACATACAGGCCCGGCAACCTTCGCAAGTCAATAAAGACGCTTACAAAGTTGCGCCGCGTGAAGTATGCGCAAATTGTAGGAGCAAATACAGGAAGCGGCACAAATGACGGTTATTACCTGCACTTCTCAAACAATGACGTTAAAATGTCAAACGGCAAAATAAGGCCCGGAAAGCGCTTTGTCGAATCGGCTATTTTGGCGGCAGGGCCTGCGGCACAACGTGCAGTTGTTCAAATCCTACAAAATAAATTTTCAAACGCCAACAGAGCGGGGCAAATGTCTAATTCGTCCGCTTGGGCATCAGGATACCGATAACATGAAAATACGCTACATCACAGACGCAAACGGGTTTGGGGCCGGTACGGTTGCCGAACACGATGAACCAACCTGCAACGCTCTGATAAGTCAGGGTATTGCCGAAACAGTACCGGAAGGCACGAAGTCGCGCAAGTACCCACCAACGGCAAAAGTTGAAACCTTTTGCGTGCCACCATCAGCAACTACAACAGCCAGTACGGAAGTTGTTTCAGTTACATACGCTCCTGAGAAATCAGGCTTTTTCACTAAAAACAAACGCTAAACATGGCCACAGTATTAGCTAAAAACATGAAGCTGTATTCAGGCGCTACGCCAACAGCCTTCACCTGTCAGGTTGACGCATCAATCAGCTTGTCAACCAACACTTTCGAAACAACCTGCAAGGACAGCGCCGCAAACGCTGAATACCTTGCTGGCACCAAATCATGGACTGCATCCGTATCGGGTCTTCTCGATTATGCCGCTACTAATGGTTGGGAAGAAATGTTTACAGCGTGGACAAACAGTACCACCGTTGCACTTGTTTTCCAGACCGGAACAGTAGGAGACAAGAAGTACAGCGGCTCCGCTATCATCACATCCATGAACCTTAATTCATCCGGCAATGATGAAGCGGTTACATGGGATTGTGAGTTCCAGGGAACAGGCGCATTAACCGAAGCAACCATTTCGTAAATATGAATAGGCAGGTTAAAATTGGAGGAAAGAACCGCCCTATTCGTTTCGATATGGCGGCACTATATATTTACGAAGAGCAAACCGGACGGAGCGCACTCAGCGACATGGCAACATTCGCTCAAGGCGCTCCATCTGTTCGGGTAATGGTTGACTTGGTTCATGCAGGACTTGTCAGGGGCGCAACGTACTTCCGGCAGACATTTGACGCAGATAAGTACACGGTTGCCGAATGGTTGACAAGTTCGCAGGAGATACTACCTGAAGTGATGAAGATGTTTGAACAGTCGTTTAACAGCGGCGAAACACCTGATGACGAAAAAAACGGAGCAGGCCCGACGGCGGAAGCGTAAAGCGTCCGAGTTGGGCTGACTTATTAAGGGATGCGGCGCAAATCGGAATGACTGAAGAGGAATTTTGGGAATCAACGCCCGCATTCTTTTCATTCAGACAAAAAGCGCACGCGGAAAAATTCAGAAACGAATGGGAGCAGACGCGGTACATTGCTTTTGTGATGGCGAAAACGGTTGATAGTAAGAACAAGCTGAAACGTCCGTCGCAGTTACTTCCGTTCGATTGGGATGCAAAGCCGGACCTCAAAAAACTGGATGAATTTACAGAAGCGGAGCGGGCCGAATTTGACAAATTCGATGCAGAGGCGGATGAAATTCTAAAGCGGACAAATCCTGAAATGTACGCAAAACACATGGCGGCCAAACAGGCGGCACAAAAACCTAAATAGCATGGCAAAGGCATCAGATTTAAATGTCCGATTAGGACTAATTTTCGATGAAAAGGCGCTCGGTCAGGCAGAGCGTTCCCTTCGCCGTGCCGGCGACAGGCTTACAAAAGTCGGCAATGAAATGATGACGGGCCTGACATTGCCGCTCGGCCTGTTCGGTGCATCAGCGATTAAAGCGGCGGGTGATTTGGAATCGTTGACTAAAGCATTGCAGACGCAATCAGGCAGCGCGGCGGCGGCATCACAGGAGCTTCAGAAGTTAACCGAACTTGCGCGAAATCCGGGCTTAGGGATAGAAGAAACAATAAGGGCATCTGTACGACTTCAGTCGGTAGGCATTGAAGCGGACAAGGCACGCGGCATCATCAAGGAGTTAGGCAACGCAATTGCCGCGTCCGGAAACGGAGCGCAAGAGTTTGACGGGGTTGTTAAGCAGTTTGCCCAGATGATTTCTAAGGGCAGGATATTGCAGGAGGATATTTCTGTCATATCCGAAAGCCTACCAATGATTAGCCAACTGATGCAGAGCGCATTTGGCACGTCATCGGTTGAAATGCTGCGAAAAAACAATGTATCTGTAGAAGAGTTTATCAGCAAGATTACACAGGCGGCATCAGAGTTGCCCCGTTTTGAGTCCGGCATAAAAAACAACATATCGAATGCGCTCGATGAAATGCGCATATCGCTCGGAAAGGTCGGACTTGCTATTGAAAATTCATTCAACGTATCAGGCAATCTATCTGCATTCGCGGAATGGCTAAGCGGATTAGCAGCTACATTCAGCAGCCTAAATCCGGAAGTTCAATCCGCAATACTTTACTTTGGCGGACTACTTGTCGCAATCGGCCCGATCGCAAAATTGATAGGCAATATTCAATTAGTATCCTCTCTTCTTGTCAGTGGTTGGGCATCTCTTGTCACAGGCGGCAAAGCACTAATATCGTCCGTTATGTCTTTACGGAGTGCTATTTTGGCGTTAAATATAGCTACGCAGGCCTTTATTGGTATTGGTCTTGCGGTTGCTGTTTATATGCTTGTTGACTACTTTGGTACGTTCAATCGCGAACTTACCACAGCAGAACAAAGGCAGCAGGCCATTACAGAGGTAACATCGCAGGCTGCAAAGTCAATAGCAAAGGAAAAGTCTGAAATTGAAAGAATAATACCTGTACTTGAATCAGAAACAACATCAAGAGAGGAAAAAGAGAAGGCGCTAAAGAGGTTACAGGAAATTAGTCCGCAATATTTTGGCGGTCTTAAAGTTGAGGATGGACTTGTAAAGAATCTTGAGGCATCATATAAAAATTATGTAGATGCGCTTCTTTCATCAGCAAGAGCGCAAGCCGCTCGCGAAAAGGTTATAAAACTAACTGAACAACAAATTGAACTTGAATTACAGTTAGGGCAAAAATTAAAAGAAAAAGCCGATGCGGATAAGTTATACGGAAACGCGGCAAAGGTTGTTGCTGAAAATGCAATTGCCGCAAACAAGGAGCAGAGAAACGCTATTCAATCGCAAATAAGTGCGCTTAATAACCTAATTTACCAAGAAGAGGTAAGGCAGGGTGTAATCAAAGCAGCGCCGCCGCGTGACTTCAGCGGACTTACGGGGCTAAAGATGGAATCCGACGAATTGCGGCAAAACTCGCTCCTGTACAAATTAAGTGCTGATGCAGTCGGAAAGGCGACCACTGCAAAAACGACATTTAAAAAGGTCACAGATGGCGTAACGGAAAGCACGAAAAGCAGCACGAAAGAACAGAAAGCGCTAAATGATGAACTGGAAAAAACGGCGGTAATACAGTCGAAGCCTATACCGAATTTTGAACCGCTTCCAACGCCGCAGATTCCTGGTCAAGTTCAATCCGAAGTACCTTTAGAACAGCAGATACCCGACTTTTCCGGCATATTAGCCGCAACGGCAGACTTTTACAAGAAACAGCAGCAGGATCAAGAGGATTTAATTGAAGCGAGAAAAAAGGCTTTTAAAGACCTTGCATGGGAAGCTGCTTATTCACTTGAAAACCTGTTCAGCGCATTCGATGAAAGGCAGATAAAATCACTTGAGGCATCGTATCAGCAGCGCATTAAGTACGCCGGAAAAGATACCGATGAACGTGCAAGGCTTGAGGCTGAATTTGAGGCTAAACGGGAAGAAATACAGCGGCGCGGGGCGAAGCGAAAAAAGGCGCTTGCAATGGCAGAAGCTGCAATAAATACAGCGGTCGCAATTACGAAAACATACGCACAGTTTGGTTTTCCTTTCGGATTAGGACTTGCAATAGCACAGGCGGCAGTTGGCGCTACTCAGATAGCCGCAATTGCAGCAACGCCATTTGCACGCGGTACGCAATTTGCGCCCGGCGGCCTATCACTTGTCGGCGAGCAAGGGCCTGAATTAATGAACGTACCGCGTGGATCTCAAATACTATCCAATAACCGAACTAACCGCGCACTTGAAGGCATCAATTCACAGGCGAATATTTCAGGCGAGTTCACAGTTCGCGGTACTGATTTGGTGTTGGTACTCGATCGGGCACAGTCAAAACAAAAAAGAGTGTTCTAAATGGCGTTAAGAATTTACGGAATCGGAAAAGCGCCGGACGGCACGCAATACAACGCAGCGGTATATGATGCTGATTGGTCATCATCTGACAGCGCCTTTCAGATTGCGAAGGATGGTATAAAAATAGAATGGAAGGGCGAAGCGGATGACGATATTCATAGTCCGGTCATGGGTTCAATCGCGACGATTGAAATACTTGTCAACGTCGCCGAAACCACGGTAATGACGTTTCTTTCAGACCTGCGAACATCGAAAGAAGGCAGGTTTGCACTTGAGATAGCAACACAAGCGGGGGTTAAGATTTGGCGGGGTGTTATTACAGGCGATGCGCTTGGTGATGAAACCGACGAAGGCCCGGTTTTCAATTATACCCTAACTGCCGTTTGCGGCCTTGCTCTTCTGAAAAAGATACCGTACTACAATGACGGGGCACTGTATTTCGGACGCGAAAGACTAACAAAGCACGCGGTAACTGCACTCGGTAAGTTATCGCATATCAATACGTTTTGGGCAACTGATGACGCGTTCCTTGAAACTTCGCTCGACTGGTGGGAGGCATCAATGACTTCATCAGACGCGAATGACCCGATGTATCTGTCATACGTCGATCATTCAGCATTCTATGATTTCAAGACGAAAGGAGGGCCTGACAAAGATGTACTTTCCTGTTATGACGTACTGAAGTACATCTGCCTTGCTTTCGGCGCTCGCATTCGCATGAGGGATGCGCGGTATATCATCGAACAAGTTGATTACCGCGTGAATAGTACATACAATTGGCGGACGTATAAGAAGGATGGCACACAAAAAACATACGGCGCTTATTCAGGCACGCTGACAGTTGACCAAACAAAAACGAACGCGGCAAAGTTGACGTATGTCACATACGACTTCCTGTCACAATACAGCAAGACACAATTAACGTATGAAGCTAAGCTTCGCCGCAACTATTGGCAAAATATCCTGATTAACGGAACATCTACGTTCAACTTCAATCAGACTATTAGCAGTAACTCAGGCGCTGCAACTATGCGGATGCGCGGCACGTTCTTCATTACCATCAGGAACGACAGTTATACAGGCAATGCTACAGATATAATCATTCCGCAAATTAACATTACGCTCAAGATAGGAACGAAGTACCTGGAGCGTACCGTTACAGTTAACAACTTTTCGTTCTTCTACAACCTTGCAGGATGGACTAACGACAACACGGATGTATTCATATTGATGGCGGGCGGACAGACAGTTCCTGCATCAGGTCAGACAATTAACTACATTCAGGCATTCGACTTCATTACCCCTGCACTTGTCGCAGATGGCGAACTAAACAGTATTTCAGTTAGTTCAATCGAACTGAAAGCGCCGGACGGCACAGGTATTGACGAAAGTGAGTTTACAATATCGTGGAACACAGGCGGTATGTGGTTAGAGTTGTACGACTTGGGAACACCCGACGTTCAAGAAGATGAGGTACTGCATGAGTCGGAAAACCTTGATGGTGGTACGGACGTTTGGGAGCGGACAGGCAGATTGGGTTCCGGTTCTATAAACTATTCCGGTTCCCTGATTAATTCAGCCGGAACAACAGCATTAAGTCAATGGGGGCAAGGTTCGGGGAGCCGGTCACTTTCGATTGGTTCACTGATGGCTAAGCGCGTACTGGATGCGCGGTTACGGGTTAAGAAGCGCATGAATGGTAGTCTATACGGCAATGGGTGCAATCAGGTACGCAAATTAATTAGCACATCTGACAGTCTATATTGGTTAGATATGCGCGTACTTTGGCACGTCACGGAAAATATCATTGAGGGAAGTTGGGTAAACCTGACATTCGGAAACAGCAACGTAAAAACACCTGTAAAGGTTAAGATACTCACAGGTGGCACAAGTAACCCGACAACCATTAACCCGACAACCACAGCGCCCACAACAGGCGGTAATCAGGGATTAGTTGCCAATCCGCCGGGGGCAATTTTAACTCCGCTTTCGTTCAATTCGCTTTCAACGGCAATCACCAAAGGCGCAACGGTTACAAGTATCGCAGTCGGTACGGCGCTTGCGGGCAATGAGTTTTCAGCGGGCGACAAGGTTAAGTTAGTCAATCCGGTTACGGGGCAATTTCAGACTTTCACAGTCGCGTCGGCACCATCAGTAGGCGCTACTTCCATTTCAGTCAATTCGTCAACAGCCAACTTTGACATTCCCGCCAATGCCGGACTGTTCGTTCAATTAACTCCGCAGGCCGGCGGCGGTGGTGTTGCGGATGGTGACAAGGGCGATATTACAGTAAGTTCGGGCGGTACGGTGTGGACAATTGATAACGGCGCTGTTACTTCAGTTAAAATATCAAACAGAGCGGCGCTATCGGTAATGGGAAGGGGCGCAAATAGCATTGGAACCGTAATTGATATACCGGCCAGTACTGATGGCCATGTACTTCGCAGGTCAGGTACTGTTTTAGGATTTGGGCAGATAGTTGCGGCAGGTATTGCAGATGGAACTATTACGCTCGCAAAGATGGCTAATATAACAGGCCCGACAGTTTTGGGCAGGTCGGCATCAGGCGCGGGCGCGGTGACTGAATTGACAACATCGCAACTGTACACAGTAATGGGTATTACGAATGAGGCGGCAGGTAGGTTATTGCGTTTTAACAGCGCAACATCAATAGTTGGCGTTACTGATTTGACGTATTCCAGCGGTTTGCTCACTGCAAATTCGTTTGGTTCACCAACGGAGACATCATGGGATTCATCGTACATTACTTTTGGTATGGGCGCTGGAACAGGCGCAACAGTTGACAGCTTTACCGGCGGCGGCAATTGGGCCCTACTAACATTTACTACCGGAACATCTCCGAATAGCGGCAGTATGGTTGCTCAAATTACTCTTCGTCTCGTTCGATTTACATCACTTATTGTTCCTGTTCCAGGTGCTGCAAACGCCAACGCAGCCGCACAGATGAATAATTTTTACATTACAAGTAGCAATCGGGGTGCATTTGTACTGAACTCTGCTACAAATTTACCTGCATCAACACAGTTTGCATTGCGGTTCCTGTTCATCGGCGACTAACATAAAGACTTCCTCCGGTTCCTGCACTCTCGTCCGGCCTATGTCGGGCGGGAGCAGGACGGACAAACCAAAACCAAAAACCAAACCAATGCAGTTAGAACTACCAAACAGCCGGACATTACCGTACTATGTTATTTCCGCTTCGTTCGCTGCAATCGTTGCCATGTGGATGGAAGTGCGGCGAATTGAAGATGCGTGCGATCAGAAGTTAAGAGAACAGCGCCTACAATGTGATGAAGCGATGAAAGCACAGGAAGCGCGAATAGACGAGGCGCGGCGCGAACTTGACCGTTACAAAACCGAACAAGCACAGTTATTCCAAAAAACTGTACTTGATATTGCGAAAATAAAACAGCAACAATGATACTACCATGAAGTATATTTTCATTTTCGCCGTCGCGCTATTCATCACTACCTGCACAATCCAAACGCGCAAGTACCGACAACAAGCCGGACAAACGCCGGATAAGATTGATTCATTCAATAATGAATTGCAGGCCGGACGCGGACAGCTTGATAGTATGCGCGTCCGGTTAAATTCGGAAATTGTCCGGTTAAAAATGTCCATCAATACGGACAAATGTACAGGACACACGGACACGATTCAGACAATACAAGCGGACATGAAAGCAGACACAATACCGGACGCTAAACCGGATATTGCACCGGACACAATTCAGGGCATTTTTAACAGGCAGCCGGACTGCCATAACATTCAATAAAATGGCTAAACAAAAATTCGACCCGAAGTCACCCGGATTCATCGCATCAATCACATACGTCATTTTGGCGGCACTCGCAGCGACGGGTATTGAATTTCCGTCCGATCCTCAAACGCTCGCAGGCGACTTTGAAACGACACTCAATTCAGGTGGCATATTTGCCGTCACCGGGTTGCTTGTTTCTTCCATCGTATTTCCAATTTGGAATTTTAAAAAGAAGGGCGGGAAAATCAACGGGAAGGTCATCCTGTCAAATAACACGTTTTGGATTTCAGCGGTCACCGCACTACTCGGTGTGGCGCTGTTATTCGGGTTCACAGTTCCTGATGGAACAGCGGAGCAGATAGTTGCCGCTGTTTATGCAAAAGATTGGGGCGTACTTGTAACGATGATTGGCGTGCCGCTCTTCAATACGCTGATTAAGTATTTTAAGAGCAGGCAAGAGATACCGGACACGGTACCGGACAACACACAAGGTTAGTTGCTTCATGCGATTGCGGTGGGATGCAATCAGGCCGTCCGCATCAGCGCGGGCGGCTTTTTTATTCATCATAAAAACAACACCATGCCACAATACCCGATACACAACAGCCTGTACTTTGATGTGCGGGAATTAGTTGACCAAAATACATTCAAGGCACTTTCAGTTAATGCCGCTTGGTTAATTGACCCTAAGATTGTCCGCATTCTTGACCTTCTCAGAGAGAAATTAGGCGCTCCGGTCGTCGTCAATAATTGGCACGTCGGAGGACCGTTTAAGTCGTCCGGTTTCCGGTCAATGTCGGACAAAACAGGCGCTATGTTTTCACAGCATCGGCGCGGGTGCGCTGCCGACGTAAAATCAGCAGGCCGCAAACCTGCCGACTTGCTTGCAATTATTAACGCCAACTTTGAAGAGTTCAAAGCCGCCGGACTAACCACAATCGAAGATGTGAATTTTACGCCTACATGGTTGCACCTTGATTGCAGGCCGGTTGCGATTGAAAATCAATTCCGCATCGTTCGTCCGTAATTGCATACCTTTGCAGCGAATGAATGTTTTTCAGTTTCTTTTTCATTGTGTTTTTTTGTGATTGTGATGCTTTAAGCCGTTCGATTCATTCGGGCGGCTTATTTTTGCAGGGGTAAAGAAGTAAATGACGTTTTTTCCATCGGGCAATAAGCCGTTCTGAATAGTCAGGGCGGCTTTTGTTTTTGTGTTTTGGTAGCATGAAAAAATAATTGAAAAAAAATATAAGAAAAGTATTGACAAAATAGAAATTAACCTTACCTTTGTAAGGTCGAAAGACGAAACACAAACAACATCATTCAATCAATCACACACACAATCACAATCAAAATTCAAACGTCATGCAAAAAGTAACTCTCATTATCCGCAAAAACCAAAACAACGTCACAGTATCTGAAATTGCTAAAATCAAACGCAACATCAGAAAGCAATTTGCCGAAAAAGTAAGATTCACCACACTTGCAAACAATGCAGCAGATAACGTAATTAACAAGTTTACTGGCGATGTGGACATGCAAGGCGCTTTTATTGTCATTGAAACATCAGACGTAAATTACACGTTTTCAGCGGATGTATATTACGCTACTCCTGATGTGCGCAATCATGTAGGTGATTTTTCAATTTCATGGAAATCGTAATTTTTTATCATGCATTTTTTTCATCACATCATTTTTTTACACATGAAACACAACGTAAAATTAATACTGAAGGCATTTATTGAGGATAGCCCTTACACGTCTTCTGAAGACTGGAGAACCGTCTCATTGGGAGGCGGTTTGTGGGCAATCGAGTATTACCTTAACGGCTCGTTTGTGTGCGAATGGGTTGGCTCCAATGGCACACGGCAGCCTTCTGATGACCTGCATGGAATAAGTACAGCGGATTACCAGAGGTCGCTAATCTTGTTTCACAGGATTAAAAAACTGCCAAAGCCGGAATTTCTAAGAAATTCCGCAAATATAAATTAACCAACAGCCCGGCGCAACAAACGCCGGGTTTTTCTATATTCGCACGCTAAAACACACACAATGGAATTGCAATCAACACAACTAAAACAACTTGAGGAGGCTGGAATAATCCCTCAAGGCACACCATCGGCACAGTTGGGTATTTTCGCCCGCATCTGTTCGGATAAGAAACTTTCACCTTTCGCAAAGCAAATACACCTTACCAGGTACAACACCCGCGAAGGCATGAAGTATTCTATAATTGTCGGGATTGACGGCTACAGGTCACTTGCAGCCCGTACCGGACTTCATGCCGGAACGGAAGATGCCCGTTTCGATGTGATGCCGGACGGGTCGTACAAAACCGCCGCCGAACTGATTGCAGCCGGAAAGAAACCAATGTCAGCCACCGTAACCGTGTACAAATCAACGAAGGTTGGGCAGGTTGCGGCTTTCACGCACACGGCAATCATGGCAGAGTTTCAAGGGCAACAGAAATGGCAGTCAATGCCGTTTCAGATGCTTGCGAAGGTTGCCGAGGCTTTTGCACTTCGCAAGGCGTTTCCCGATGAACTTGCCGGACTATCAATTCAGGAAGAAGAGGCAGCATTCACCGACACACAACAAGCGCAATCAGCAGACGAGGTACTGCAATTGATTGCAGGCTGCACATCGGTTGACGAACTTGCAAAACTTTACAAGCGCACCAAAAACGCTGTAAAGTTCACAGAGCAATTCACGGAGCGCAAACACGAACTTTCACAATCAAACATATCACAATGAACATCGAATACCTATCATTTTCACGACTGAAGGCATTATCTGTTTGCCCGCGTGAACTGAAACGCTACCTAAGCGAAAAACCGGAACCGTCGGACGCGATGAACGAAGGCAGCCTACTTGACTGCATCCTGTTCACGCCTGATGAAACAGAGCGCCGCTTCCATTTTTGGGAGAAACAGAGCCGGACAACCAAAGACGGAAAAGCCGCTTTTGCCGATGCGCTTGAAGCGGCGGACGGTCGCATATTGATGACCACAGAACAATATGCACAGGCTGAATTTTTGGCGGACTGCATTGACCGTTCTACATTCGTGCAGGAAGCTGCCCTGCTGAATCCCGATCACTTCCAATTTCAGGAGCGCATTGAGTTTACATACAACGGATGGCTCCATAAAGGCGTACCGGACGCTGTTCAGATTCCGCGTGTAACTCAGGCGCTCGATGAACACGCTATATGGGACTTAAAGAAAATGGGTAACCATGCGGGCGAATGGTCTGTAAAGAATCAGATCCGGTCAATGCAGTATGATTTACAAGCCGCCATCTACTGCCATGAATATGACATTACAGGCGTACCGTGTCGGTACTACGTCATTGCCGTATCTGATGCCGGATATGTGACACCCGTTGAAATAACAGTCGAGGCACGAAACAAGGCCCGCGAACGGTGGAACCGACTGATTGAGGTGGCTAATTACTGCAACATCGCAGGACTTGAAGAAGGCCCGGAAGTATTTGCGGCTGAAGGCAGATTCATTTTTTAACTCACAACACACAACACAATGATTAACAGAGTAACGCTAATTGGCAACGTCGGCACAGAAGCCGAACTGAAACAGACCAACACTGGTAAATCATACGCCCGCTTTTCGCTCGCGACGTATGAAAACTACAAAGATGCGTCGGGCGCTTGGCAAAAAGTCACAGAGTGGCACACTTGCACCGCGTGGAACGATTTGGCGGCGCGTGCATCCGAAATTGCGCACAAAGGCGCTCTTATTTTCCTTGAGGGCAAAGTCACTTCCCGCGAATACGAAAAGGACGGGCAAAAGCACCGGGTAACTGAAATTCAGGTCAGTACGTTGCGGGCGCTTGAAAAAAAGCAGACGCCAGAAACCTACAACCATTCCGGCGCTCCAATCCCTGAGAAGCAAACAGCGCCAACACCAATGACGGCAGACGACTTGCCGTTCTAAAAAATAGCTCATTTTGCACAGTTTTTTAGTCACGCCCGACGCTGTAAAGTGTTCGGGCATTTTGTCGTAAAAAATAATTGAAAAAAAATATCACAAAACTATTGACAAATTAAAAAGCCGTCGTATCTTTGTCACACAATCACACACAACAATCACTTTTAACACACAACGTCATGAATCAGCAAACAACAGCAAAGGCGCTCAAAGTAGTTGAGTACACAAACAAAAAACTTTCTGCATGGTACGTTAACGCAAAAGAAGAGTACGGTATTAATGGCTTTGGCGTTTCAAGATTTGACGCAGTAAGAAATTCAATTGTGATAGACTTTTCTGAAAATGGACACACTTCAACTTTTGTAGTAGAAGATTGGTTAGACGAAGCTATTGAATATTCATTTGATGTTTGGATGGAATTTGGCGAATGCGTTGAATGCTAATTCTTAAAAATACTTTGCCATGACTATCCGCACCATCGCACAGACACAACAGGTAGCACCTGAATCAATACAGCGCAAAATTCGACGTATGCGCGAACTTATGCCGGAAGTGTGGGCAACCATGCCACACATTGACGAAACGCTGACAGAAGCGCAAATACAGGCGCTCACGACTAAAAAAAGATTCATGACGAATGTGGTTAGTCAGCCCGCTGTAAAAGTACGGCGGGCGGCTAAAACCGCTACGTCACAAACAGCAACCGCAACCATTCAGGCAGG